AACTCGAAAAATGGCAGGGGTCGCAGGCAAATCGGGACGCAAGCCCGGCGCTAAGAAAACCGGGGGCCGCGTCAAAGGCACGCCTAACAAGATGAGTGGCGAGCTAAAGGAAATGATCCTGACCGCTCTCAGCGAAAAGGGCGGCGTTGCTTACCTTGTCCGCCAAGCTGATGAAAACCCGCAATCGTTTATGGGTCTGCTCGGAAAGGTTCTGCCTATGACCGTCCAAGGCAACCCCGATCAGCCTTTGACCGTGACCGTTGTAACAGGTGTTCCCCGTGCAGACTCAGAAGATTGATCTGGGCTATCGCGCAAGAAAGCAGTTTATCCCGTTCCATGCCCGCAAGCAGCGTTGGGCCTGTAGCGTAGCGCGTCGCCGTGCTGGCAAGACCGTCGCCTGTATTATGGACCTCGTGGACGCGGCTTTAAGGTGCGACAAGCCCAATGGCCGGTTTGCCTACATCGCCCCACATTATAACCAGGCCAAGGACGTAGCCTGGACCTACCTCAAACAGTACACCGCCAACTTGCCAAGCGTTGAAATCAACGAAAGCGAGCTGCGGATTGATCTGCCCAACAAGGCGCGGCTCAGGCTGTACGGTGCCGACAACTATGACCGGATGCGCGGCGTTTACTTTGATGGGGTGGTCCTTGACGAGTTTGCCGACATGGACCCGCGCGCCTGGTCTGAAGTCATAAGACCGGCTTTGTCTGACCGCCGCGGATGGGCCGTCTTCATCGGCACGCCCAAGGGCAAGAACACGTTTGCTGAACTCTTCCAGACCGCACAGAAAGAAGAGGACTGGTTCGCCTTGAAGCTCAGGGCCTCGGAAACCGGGCTTGTTGACGCTCTCGAGTTGGAAGACGCCCGGCGCATGATGACGCCGGAACAGTACGAGCAGGAGTATGAGTGCAGCTTTGAAGCCGCCATCGTAGGTGCCTACTACGGGCGCGACATGGCCCAAGCTGCCAAAGATGGCCGCATTCGTTCCGTTCCGTGGGAGCCATCCGAGCCTGTTTATACCGCCTGGGACTTGGGCCTTGATGATGCAACGGCGATCTGGTTTGCCCAAGTCATCGGCTCAGAGATCCGGTTGATTGACTATTTCGAGACGAACAACACGGCGCTCAGGGACATTCCCCGCGTCTTGATGAACGAGAAGCCTTACACCTACGGCGAGCACTATCTACCGCATGACGTTGAAATCCGCGAGTTGATGTCAGGCGTCAGCCGCAAGGCGCAACTGGAGCAGCTTGGCCTCCGTCCCATCCAAGTGGCCTACAGGGCCGCGATTGAGGACGGGATCAACGCCGTGAGGGCGATCCTGCCCAAGTGCTACTTCGACGAAACCAAGTGCGACCGCGGCATTGAATGCCTGAAGCAGTATCAACGGGAATGGGATGAGAAATTGAAAGTCTTCAGACCGCGCCCGTTGCACGACTGGACCTCGCACGGGGCCGACGCCTTCCGCTATCTGGCGACAAGCCTTGAGCCGAAAACATCCGTTATGGACTTTAGACCCGCGGCACCCCCGCCAACAGCTTCGTGGATGGGCATCTGATGGCCGATGAGATCGTAAAAGAGGCTCGCGAGGCCATAGAGGCATCTTATTCCTATGACAGGAAAAACCGCGATGAGGCTTTGATAGATCTCCAGTTCGTGGCCGGGCATCAATGGTCCGAGCAGGCCAAGCAGGAACGCCGTGGCAGGCCGATGATCACCATCAATCGGAGCCAGCAGTTTCTGCGTCAGGTGTCCAACCCGATCCGGCAGAATATGCCGGTGATCAAGGTTGAGCCGGAAGCCGATGAGAACGAGGAAGCCGCCGAACTCGTCAACGGCATCATGAGGCGCATTCTCTACAACTCAAGTGCCTCGCACGTCTTCGCCTCGGCAACAGAGCACTGCGTTGCATGTGGCATTGGGTGGTTTCGGATCACGACCGACTACGTGAAAGAAGACAGCTTTGACCAAGAGATCTTAATCAAAAGGGTTTTCAACCCTCTCAGCGTGTTCCCAGACCCGGCATCGATGGAGCCGGATCGGTCTGACATGCAATGGTGTGCGGTATCCGAACCCATCCCGCTGAAGACCTTCCAAAAGAAGTACCCCAAGGCATCGCTTCAGGGCATGGACCGCCCAACCAATTCAGCAGGCTTCAACGGCGTTGGCTGGCAGACCTCGGAATGGGTCCGTGTTGCCGAATACTGGAAGCGCAAGCCGATCAAAAAGACGATTGCCGCTCTGACAGACGGAACGGTGGTGGAACTGGCCAATCCCAAGAGTGCCGAGACAAAGGCGCTCATGCAGGCCGGCATCATCGTCAACACCCGTGAGGTCACGGATTACAAAGTCGTGATGACGCTCGTCAACGGCAACGAGCAGCTTGAAGAGGAATATGAATTCCCGTGTTCTTACATCCCGCTGATCCCCGTCATCGGCGCGGAAATCCCGCTTGACGAGGGATGCTATCGCCACGGCCTGATCCGCTTCCAGCGTGAGCCGCAACAGTTGACCAACTACATGTATTCGGTGGCTGTTGAAACCATTGGCCAGCAGCCGAAAACGCCGTGGCTGGTCACGCAGAAGATGGTGGGCAAGTTCAAGTCTTTGTGGGACAACGCCAACAGGGACAGCACCCCATACCTTCCCTATGAGCCGGACCCGTCTGCGCCTGGTGGCAAGCCTGAGAGGTCGCAGCCTCCTGCCATGCCGGCGGCATTGGTGCAGATGGCGCAGCTATTCTCGGAAGAAATGAAGGGCACGACCGGCATCTATGATGCGGCCCTTGGCGCGCGCTCGAATGAAACGTCAGGACGTGCCATTGCTGCCCGTGAAGAACAGGGCAATCAGGCGTCGTTCCACTTCGTAGACAACTTGGAGCACAGCCTGGAGCACCTGGGCCGGTGCTTGGTCAAGATGATTCCGAAGGTGTACGACACGCCGCGAACCATGAAGATTGTGGCCGAAGACGACAGCGAGCGGCAAGTGCCGATCAACCAGCCGGTCATGCAGTACGATGGCGAGCCGGTGAAGATCAACGATCTGAGCCAGGTCAATTACTCGTCTGTCCGTGTCGTGCTTGGTCCGAACTACGCTTCGCGGCGGCAACAGGCTGTTCAGGAGATTATCCAGCTTATCCAGGCCGTTCCGGCAGTCGCCGCGGTGGCCGGCGATATTGTCGTTCGCAACATGGACTTCGACGGCAGCGAGGAACTGGCCGAACGTCTGAAGAAGGTTATGCCGCCCGGCGTCATGGACGACGACGAGGCGCAGCAAATGCAGCAACCCGATCCGATGGCCGAAATGCAGGCGCAAGCCGCACAACAGGCCATGCAATTTGAATTGGCGAGCGCGGAAGCCAAGGCCGCTCAGGAAGGTTCTAAGGCGCAACAGGAAGCGTCTAAGGCCGAACAGGAGATGGCCAAGGTCGAAGGTGAAAAGCTCGACAATGCGTTAAAGGTACAGCGTCTGGTAACTCCGCCCGGTCCTCCCCAACGGGACCGGAACACCGGCAACGGCCCCTTCTAGGGGCCTTTTTTTTGGGATGAAACCATGAGTGAAGACGTAACCAACGTCGCGGCTACGGATGAAAAGCCGCCTAGAACGGATATGATTCCCCCGCGTGAAGCGGTCGAAACAAAAGCGCAAGAGCCTGTCTCCCCCGAGCCTGAAAAGGCTGCGGAATCGAGTGAAACTGAAGCGAAATCGGAAGAACCCAAGAAAGAACCCGAACTGTCAGAAGCCGAACAGCGCCGGAAACAGCGCAATCGGGAACGCTGGCAGGCGATGCAGAACGAACGGCGCGAAGCTCTGGCGGAAGTGGCCAGGCTCAGGGCTGAACTGCAACGCGCTCGGCAGCCTGTAGACTTCTCGCAGATTGAAGACCCGGACGAAGCCCTTGCGGCCCGGACGGCTCACAAGATCCGCGAAATGCAGGCCGGCGATCTGGAGTCACAGACCAAGGCCCAACAAGAGCGGGCTGATAAGGCGATCTTTGAAGCCTGGGAAGCGGTCAGGGCTGATGCCCGTGAACGTATGCCGGACTTCGATGCCGTTGTGACACGAGACACGCCGATACACCAACACGCAGCGCCTTTCATCGTGGAAAGCGATAAGGGGGCAGAGTTGGCGTACTATCTTGGGAAAAACCCGGATGCGGCTTTGGCACTTTATCAGAAGTTCGAGACAGCACCCGCGCAAGCCTTGATTGAGCTGGGCCGATTGGAAGCACGCCTGAGTGCGCCGCCTCCTAAGCCCGTATCCCAAGCTCCGAAACCCGCGCCCATGCTGGCCGGTTCAAGCAGCCCACCGGCGTTTGATCCGTTCCGTGCTGGCGTGTCGGATCTTCAGGCCGAGCTAAGGAAAGCCGGTGTGATCCGTTAGGGGCGTCAACCCTCTTTAGGACTTAACGACAATGGCAAACACGACTTTGACCGCCGATGTGGTGGCCAAGGCCGCTCTGGCTGTGCTCGATAACGAGCTGGGCTGGATCGGCAAAATCCACCGCGCGCACGAATCCGAGTTTTCGGAGAACGTGAACGGCTATCGCAAGGGCGACACCATCCGCATTCGCCGCCCGGCTGACTTCACGGTTCGCACCAACGCCACGTTGGCCGCACAGGACGTGATCGAAGGCTACACCACTCTTGCAGTTGATACGCAGATCGGTGTTGACTTCTCGTTTACGTCTGCGGATCTCACGCTCAAGATCAACGATCTGACCGAGCGCGTGATCAAGCCGGCGATGCTCAACATCAAGAACCAGATGGCCAAGGACATCTTGAGCCATGCCTACCAGTATACGTATAACTGGGCTGGCACCGCGGGGCAGACGGTGAACTCTTTCGCGGATTTCGCCAAGGGTCCTGAGCGTCTGGACGAAATGGCTGTGCCACAGGATGATCGGCTCGCGCTGCTGTCTCCGTCTGATTACTGGGGCCTCGTTGGCTCTCAGACCGGGTTGTTCATTAACTCGGCTCAGTCGGCCTACAGGTCTGGCGAACTTGGCATGGTGGGCGGCGTGGACACCTACATGACTCAGGTTGTCCCCACGCACACCAATGGCACCGCCGACAACACGACGCCGCTCGTTGACGGCTCGTCTCAGTCGGTCAGCTATGACACGGCCAAGAACTCTTGGACTCAGAGCCTTGTGACGGATGGCTGGGACTCTTCCAGCACCATCACGGCGGGCACCGTGTTCACGCTCGATGGCGTCTACATGTTGAATCCGAAGACCAAGGCTTCGACGGGCATCCTTCAGCAGTTCGTTGTGACGGCGGATGTCACGGCCAACGAAACGACGACCGCTGATACCACGCTGACGATCTCGCCTCCGATCATCGTCTCGGGTCCGCACGCTACGGTGACGTTCTCCGCTGCTCTGGACGGCAAGACCATCACCGTGGTTGGCACGGCAAGCACCGGATACAAGCAGAATATGGTCTTCCACAAAAATGCGATCAGCCTTGCTGTTGTTCCTCTGGAACTTCCGCCGGCGGCTTACGGTGCAGCCCGTGAGACGTACAAGGGCCTCTCGGTTCGCGTCGTTCCCGTCTATGACGGCTCGACGGATACCAGCACTTGGAGACTCGACCTTTTATACGGAAGGAAGCTGGTTGATCCGCGGTTGATCACAAGGCTTTCTGGTACCTCATAAAAATTGATTTGGCAACTCCTGTCTGGCAATCTATCTTTGTATAGATCGTCAGGCAGGAGGCCAGCCAATGAAGAGATGCGAAGCGAATGGGTGTCCTGACAAGG